AGGAGATTGACATGAGTGATTTAAAACCATTCTTGGTCAGGCTGACACCACAGAGCGTAACTCTGTTAGCTAAGGCAGCAAAGGATCAAGAGAAAACTAAAGCTGGGTTAATTAATGAGGCAATTAAAGCCTACCTGACTAAAGACATTCATAGCAGAATTAACAAGCTGTGAACTCCACCATACGATTAGAGTTACCTTACCCACCAAGCGTTAATAGTTATTGGCGTGCTAATGGGCATAGGCGTTACATCAGTAAAGAGGGTGTAGCGTTTACCAATGAGGTATCGCTTATCGTAAAAACGCAAAAACCGAAAACTTTTGGCGATAGAAAAATTGGCATAAATATAGTAATTCATCCACGATCAAAACGTAAGTTTGATTTGGATAATACCCTCAAGGCTATTTTAGATGCATTGATGAAGGCTGGCATGTATGATGACGATAGCCAAATTGATATCATTGTTATTGAAAGAGGGGAAGCCTGTACGGGTGGTAAGGCTGTTGTACATTTGTATGATTATAAACCACCAATATATAAACATTTAGGAGAAGAAAATGGCTCAAGATTATGAAGTTAAACCAGGACAAGGGTCCGTATGGCCGAACGACAGGAAGACAGAAGATTGGCATGCAGATTGGAGAGGGAAAATATTATTACCTGATGGAAGTGAACACTACATCGATGTATGGGATAATGAAAAGGGTGGCAAGACTTGGCGTGGGATCAAGATTGGTAATCCTGTGGCGGACTCAGGTACCAGGACATCGGTACCAGTTTCAAATAAGGACGCGTCTAGTGAATCTTTAAACGAACTTGAGGATGATTTACCCTTTTAATGGCAGAAACTAAAAACAAAAGCAAACCGATTCCCAGCCTAGCTGGGTACGGTGGTGTACGAACGCTACAGAAGAACTTAGAAAAGAGTACTACACTTGCTGCAAATAGAGAGGCTGTCGTGTACAGCCTTCTCTCTATAGCAAACACTAAAGTAACCGACATTATGGAATGGGACCACACAGGTCAAGTACAAGTCAAAGCAAGCAAAGACATTCCTGAGCATGCATTGCAAGCTATTAAATCCGTAAAGATAGACAAGGATGGTCAAGTAGCGATTGAGATGTGGGACAAGGTAGGTATATTGCGTATCTTAGCCAAAGCATCTGGACTATTGGACAACCCAGAAGAGTCAGACAAACCATCAGTAATTGGTATTAACATTAAACCCCCAAAGGTAATTGACAATGAAGAATCCTAGAGACACTCAAGTTGGTGGAAACCATTACACTCAGATGCCAGTACAGCCAATGGAGTTTTCCATGGCTAACGGTCTTAATGCTATGCAGCATACGGTTATTAAGTATGTGACTCGTGTTGACCTTAAAGGCAATGGCGATGAGGATATAGATAAAGCAATACACACACTACAACTTTGGAAACAATGGAGGAAAGATTATGGACCAAAAAGCCAAGATTGACCAACTGCGTGAAGAATTTAAGATGGCTCATTTAAACAACTCTCGTGTAATGGAAATTATTGATACGCTATATGCTGAAAACCAAGAACTAAAACGCTTGATGACGATGAAGTTTAAAGACATCGACGATGAGCAATAAAAAAGTACGCAGTCAAAAAGAGATAAGTGGGCCAGGTATTGATCTGGATTTTAGCAGTGCGCCTACGACTTACGAGTTTCTTTCTAGCAATGATTTTGTAAGAGGACTAATGGGGCCTGTGGGTTCTGGTAAGTCTTATGCTTGCGCGGCTGAGATTATGATGCGTGCTGTTAGGCAGAAACCATCACCACACGATGGCATTCGTTACACACGATTTGTTATTGTCAGGAACTCCTACCCGGAACTGAAGACGACTACGATTAAGACGTGGCAAGAACTGTTCCCGGAAAACACTTTTGGTCCAATGTTATATACACCTCCTATTACACATCACATACGCCTTCCCTCTAGGGGAGATGCCGCAGGCATAGATTGTGAAGTGATTTTCTTAGCATTGGATCAACCTAAAGATGTACGAAAACTGTTATCACTTGAACTAACGGGGGCATGGGTTAATGAAGCTAGAGAATTACCTAAAGCAGTTATTGACGGTCTTACTCACAGGGTGGGCCGTTATCCTACTAAGCGTGATGGTGGTCCTACCTGGCATGGTGTCTGGATGGATACCAACCCAATGGATGACGATCATTGGTGGTTCAGACTTGCCGAAAAAGAAAAGCTGTCAGGAAAGTTCGCTTGGAAGTTTTTTAAACAACCAGGTGGAGTGGTTGAAGTACCACCCGAAGACTTGCCAGACAACCCAGAAGCAAACGATCATATCTTCTCAGGCGGAAGATGGTGGAACCTAAATAAAAAAGCAGAGAATGTTTCTAATCTACCCTCCGGGTATTACATGCAAATGCTTGGCGGTAAGAATCTTGATTGGATTCGCTGTTATGCCGAAGGTAAATATACCTATGTACAAGAAGGCAGACCTGTATGGCCTGAATACAATGACCAAATGATGAGTGCTGAAGTAGAATATGATGCACAACTACCTATTCACGTAGGATTAGATTTTGGTTTAACTCCAGCCGCAGTTATTGGACAACGATTAAACAACGGACGTTGGGTCGTGTTGCATGAGATAGTTACCGAGGACATGGGCCTAGAACGATTTGGTACACAGTTATTAGCCGAGCTTAATGCTAAATACCCTAAGGCGCAGATACTGGTATGGGGCGATCCTGCTGGTATGCAACGAGATGCTATTTATGAAGTCACGGCATTTGATTATTTAAGAACGCTAGGACTGCGAGCGCAACCGACAGCATCGAACAACTTTAAGGTCAGGCGTGAAGGTGCGGCTGCTCCTATGCAACGGTTAATTGCTGGTAAGCCTGGATTGATTATAGATAGTTCATGCAAGCGTTTGCGTAAATCATTAGCTGGTGGTTATCATTTTAAGCGTATAGCTGTTGGTGCAGGACATGAACGATTTAAGGACAGTCCAAATAAAAACGAACACTCTCACGTTGGGGATGCGTTTGGTTACCTCATGTTAGGTGGTGGCGAGCATAAACGTATGACTAAAAACAGTTTAGCCGCTAATACACTGATTGTGCAGACCGTTGCAACATCGGACTTTGATGTCTTCAAGTAACATAGTAGATATATTAAAAAAGATGCCTGAAGTAAAGGGAGCTTACTTCTTGCCATTTCATGTTGATCATACTCATAACTTTCAAGGCATTATAGATTATGAAACTAAATCAGTTACGCTTGAAGATAGAATCCGTTATATGGACTTACAGTCTAAGTGCGGTCCTACTGTTACTGCGTTTGTTGACAATTTACCTGTTGCTGTGTTTGGGTGTGTTATCTTGTGGAATGGTGTTGGTGAAGCGTGGTCTGTCTTCTCAGAGAAAGCTAGACGATATCCAATAGCTATGACTAAAAGCGCTATTGCATTCTTTGATATCGTAGAGATATTGTTTAGTTTACACAGGTTACAAATAACAGTAAACTCTAATGACAGTCGTGCTATGGGTTGGGCAAAATGTTTAAAATTTGTACCTGAAGGACTGATGCTTGAATATAGCGCAGATAAAGATGATACATTTATGATGAGAAGGAGTAAGTAATGGGTGGATTAATAGGTGGCGGTAAGCCAGATAACTCAGCAGCAATGGAGTCTTTAAGACTTCAAAGAGAACAAACTGCAACAGCAAAATCACAAGCAGAAGAAGAAAGACGTAAATCAGCAGAAGATTACTCTGCAAAGAAAAGATTATTATCTCGTGGCGGTAAACGTGCATTGTTAGCAGAAGGTCGTTTAACTCCTGAGACAGGTATGGATGATGAGGATATGATGAAACCAACATTAGGAGCTTAGTATGGCTGCTCTTGATTATGGTATGGCTTTATCCCGTGGATTAATTGCTCCACAAAAAGAATTGCAAGCAGAAATGAAAGAGCTTGCAGGCACGGCTTTTAAGTCAGATGATTGGTGGAACAAACAGCTTGATCGACAGATTAAGCAAGGTGTGCGCCAATACGAAACAGGAACTGAGTATAAAACAAAGTCAGGTGATTATGTATTAGGTAAGCGTACGCGATACAGCACAGGAGGATTTGCAGGGGTTGGTGGCACAATGCAGACAACCTATACTCCCCCAAAAGATGCTGTCATTACTGGATATAATCCTGGCATGTTCTACGGAGCAGGTACACCGCGATATGACAACAGATCAGTTCAAGTTGTAGGCCCAGATAGGAAAGATTTAACAACAGGTCAATTAAAAGCTATTCAAACACAAGCTGAACAAAGCGCTGATAAAGTTAAGCGAGAGGCAAGGCTGGCAAAAAGCAAAACAAAAAGAGGTGCTAGGGGATCTGGTGGTTTACTAGGTAAGTCAACTCAACAGGATAAAGGATTGTCCGCTAAGTTGCCTGAACTAGGAAGCATGGGATTGGGCATTGAAAAAACTTACTTAGGATAAAACATGGCAGATACAGATAAAATGGAGTTTGAAGTTGAGTATGGTAAGGATGGTAAACCAACAAAAGATTCAATGAAAAAAGCATTTGAGTATGACAAAGAATTATTTTTAGACCTTCAAGAAAAACACTTTGGTACCAAAGGTGGTATGGGTGATGACAACTTAAGAAAGAAAATAATGAACATGTTTAAAAAAGGAAAAGACTAATGGCTAAAGGTTTATACGCAAATATGAATGAAAGAAAGAAAAAAGGGATTAGCCGTCCTAAATCTAAATCTACCGTATCAGACAAAGCATATAAGAACATGCTTGCTGGTTTTCCTAAAAAGAAAAAGGGATAAGCATGGCAACAATGATGAGATTAAATGCCCAAGAGGTGTTATCAAGACACGATAAAGCTTTAACAAAGAAGGAAGACTTTAGAAGTCTTTACGATGAAGCTTATGAATTTGCATTACCACAAAGGAATCTGTACGACGGATACTATGATGGAGGAGTGCAAGGCACAAAAAAAATGAATCGTGTGTTTGACTCAACTGCCATTAACTCTACCCAACGCTTTGCTAACAGAATGCAATCAGGCATATTCCCTCCACAAAGAAAGTGGTGTCGACTAGAACCAGGGTCAGATATTCCTCAAGAAAGAAAAGCAGAAGCACAGGCAGCGCTTGATCTTTACAATGACAAACTATTTGATACATTAAAGCAGTCTAACTTTGACGTAGCTATTGGTGAGTTCTTATTAGACTTATCTGTAGGTACAGCCGTGATGATGATTCAGCCCGGTGATGATATTAACCCAATTAACTTTATTCCTGTCCCACAGTTCCTTGTGTCTTTTGAAGAAGGAGCGCATGGTCAAGTAGATAACGTATACAGACGTATGCGTTTAAAAGGCGAAGTTATAAAAAGACAATGGTCTGATGCAAAGGTTCCACCAGAAATGCAAAACATGATTGATCAGAAACCAACAGAAGAGTTAGAGTTTGTTGAAGCAACTATCTTTGATCAAACACGTGGCGACTATTGCTACCATGTTATTGAGAAAAAAAGTAAAACAGAAATTGTGTACCGTAGAATGGATAACAGTCCTTGGATTGTATCTCGTTATGCCAAGATTGCAGGTGAGACTTATGGTCGTGGACCACTTATTACTGCATTGCCTGACATTAAGACACTAAACAAAACATTAGAGTTAGTCCTTAAGAATGCTTCATTATCTATTAGTGGTGTATATACTGCTGCTGATGATGGTGTATTAAATCCTAACACGGTAAGAATTATGCCGGGTGCTATTATTCCTGTAGCCCGTAACGGTGGACCTCAAGGCGAATCACTTAAGCCATTACCAAGAGCTGGTGACTTTAATGTATCACAGATTGTCATGGATGATTTGCGTAAGAACATTAAACGTATCTTATTAGATGAATCATTACCACCAGACAATATGTCTGCTCGATCAGCAACAGAGGTTGTTGAGCGTATGAAAGAGTTAGCTCAGAACTTAGGCTCTGCGTTTGGTAGACTCATTAATGAAACGATGATTCCCGTAGTGAGCCGTATGCTACAAGTCATGGATGAAAAAGGATTGATTACCTTACCACTCAAGGTGAATGGTTTGGAAATTAAGATTTCACCTGTTGCTCCATTAGCAATGGCACAAAACATGGAAGAAGTGCAAAACGTATTACAGTATGCACAGATTGCACAAGGTGCTGGACCTGAGGGCGCAATGAATATTAAAACAGATGAGATGATGGACTTTATTGCTGAGAAGTTAGGGATTCCACAAAGGATGCGACCTACTCCACAAGAACGCATGATGATGAAACAGCAAATGCAACAACAAGCTCAACAACAACAAATGATGCAGATGGCAGCAGAGAATCCTGAAGCAACTGCACAGGTTGTAGAAGCAGCTACACAACAACAAGGATAAATAATGGCTGGATGGGATGACTTAGAACAATCACTACCGCTTGATGTACGTGATGTTAAGCAACAAAGAGATGAATCAGACCAACTATGCTTACGTGTATTTGGTGATGAAGATGGAGTAAAAATGATAGCTTGGTTACGCAAGACTATCTTAGAGCAACCTGTAGCCTTGCCAGGTAGCGACTCTAGTTATGCATTTTATCGAGAAGGGCAAAATTCAATAATTAGAGACTTAGAAGCAAGGATAATTAGAGCAAGGAAAATGTAAATGGAAACAGCAATCGAGCCTAGTACGACTGAGGAGACTCAGGAAGAGACTGGCCTACTCGACAATGCAACACCAGAAGAGGAAGTCAGTAACGACGAAACAGAAACTGAGATAGATCATCGTGATCCTGAAGAAGTAAAAGCCTCGGGAGAGGAAGATGATGATGATGCCCCACTAGAAAGACCCGAGTATTGGCCTGAAAACTTCTGGAATAAAGAAGAAGAAGCCCCTGACCTAGAAGGAATCGCTAAGTCTTGGAAAGATTTAAGAAAGCAAATATCACAAGGAACACACAAAGCACCAAAAGACGGTAAGTATGATTTATCTTCATTCGGTGAGACTCCTGAAGACGATCCAGTCAGGGAGCATGTAGTTAGCTGGGCGAAAGAAAACGGCATTAGCCAAGCTGGCTTAGATTCATTAGTAGGTCAAGTAGTTGGTATGAACCAAGAAGCTGCACAATCTTATGCAGTAAACCTTGCTGAAGAAAAAAAACAGTTAGGTCCAAACGCTGATGCTAGAATTAATGGCATGGTTAAGTGGGCATCTGGCTTAGTTCAGAAAGGTGTTTGGGGCAATGAAGACTTTGAAGAGTTCAAGATTATGGGTGGTACAGCTAGAGGATTGGCTGCGCTAGAAAAAGTAAGAAGCTCATACGAAGGACGTATTCCTATAGAGTCTGCTCCAGTTGATGGCGCACCATCGAAAGATGAGTTATATCAAATGGTCGGTGACGAGAAGTATCAAACCGATCCTGTCTATAGAGCTAAGGTAGAAAGAGCATTCGCTCAAAACTTTAGTTAATTACCTTGCATATGCCTTAACTTTCGTGTAGATTATAGTTAAGGCTTATTGCAAACATTCGTTTTGCAACCCTAAAACGCAAGTAACCTTGTCGAATGGCTATCGTAAGTAGCAAGCACCGGCCCAGTTCTCTGGCATACCAAAGCGATTAATTTTTTATTTATTAATTTCTAAGGAGACATAACATGGCTATTGGATTATCCGCAGCTTTTGTTACACTCTTTGATGCCGAAGTTAAACAGGCGTACCAGGGCAAAGCTGCCTTAGTAGGTGCTACTAGACAAAGACGCGGCGTTGAAGGTAATTTAGTTAAATTCCCTAAAGTTGGGAAAGGCGTAGCTACACTACGTGTACCACAAACAGACGTTACACCACTTAATGTTGACTTTTCACAAGTTACTGCAACCATGCAAGATTGGAATGCAGCTGAATACTCAGACGTTTTCATGCAACAAAAAGTTAATTTTGAAGAAAGATCAGAGCTAGTTCAAGTAGTAGCGAACGCTATTGGTCGTCGTCAAGATCAGCTTATTCTTGATGCACTCCTAGCTGCCAAAGGTTCTACAGTTGCTGCTGGTGGTACAGACTTAACAGTTGCAAAATTACGTGATGCTAAGAAAACATTAGATGCAAAAAATGTTCCTGCGGAAGACAGACACATCGTTCTTCATGCAAACAATTTGTCATCACTTTTATCTGAAACAGCAGTAACATCGGCTGACTTCAACACAGTACGTGCATTAGTATCAGGTGAGCTTAATACATTCTTAGGCTTTACTTTCCATACTCTTGGTGATCGCGCTGAAGGTGGCGTATCTATTGACGGCTCAAGCGTTCGTTCATGCCTAGCATTCCACAAGTCTGCTATTGGTTATGGTGAAGGTATTGGTCCTAAAACAGAAATCAATTATGTACCTGAAAAAACATCACACTTAGTGAACGCTATGTTATCAGCGTGTTCAGTTGGTATTGATAGTGAAGGTATTGTTGAAGTTCTAGCAGACGAATCTTAAGCTTAGGAGAAAATAAATGGCTTTCAATAAAGACGGATTAGTAGCGGCGGGCGGACAGTCCAAAGCTGGTGATGCACCTCAAACCTGGAACTACAAAACTACTGATGCTTATACAGCAGTAGCAGCTTCAGGCTATTTTAATGAAGTAGCTAGCTTACTTAAAGTTGGTGATATTGTCTGGAACTATGATTCAGATGCGCCAACAATGTATGTACATGTTGTATTAACAAACGCTTCTGGCGTTGTTGATGTATCAGCAGGTACTGCAATAAGCGTAGCTTAGTAACAGTAATAATGCAGAAGGTGGGGGTTTCGGCTCTCACCTATTTGCACATTTGGAGAAAGTAAATGGCTTCTGGAGATACATCCTTATCAATTTGTTCTGATGCATTGTTAATGCTTGGAGCTAATCCTATATCATCTTTTACAGAAGGAACAGATGAAGCTAACATATGTAACAGTTTATATCCAGATATTAGAAACAAAACATTAGCAACATATCCTTGGTCGTTTTCATTTAAAAAAGTGCAACTATCTAGGCTCATTACTACACCAACAACAGAGTATCAATACGAATACGCATTACCTTCTGACATGATAGGTACACCAAGAGCGGTGTTCATCAGTAGTCAGGCAGGAGCAACTCCTCAAAGAAACTACCGCATCATGGGTGGAAAGTTATTAAGTAACTACAATGAAGTGTATGTTGATTACCAATATACTGTAGAAGAATACGAAATGCCTCATTACTTTGTACAAAATATGAAGTATCAATTAGCATGGCATTTAGCTATGCCTATTACTGATCAAGTAGAAAAGACAGACTATTGGAGAACTGTAGCGCAAGGTACTCCAGGTGAGAATGGTCGTGGTGGTTACATGCGCCAAGCTATGAATATAGATGGACAAGGACAACCAACTAACGGATTCCAGGATTTTTCATTAATTAGCGTGAGATATTAATGGCTCGGTTTGTTCAAATACAGACGAACTTTACCTCTGGTGAATTAGATCCTCTTGTTAGAGCAAGAGTTGATATTGATTCTTATAAAAACGCATTAGAAACTGCAAGAAATGTTATATGTCAACCACAAGGTGGCGTTAGTCGCAGACCCGGAACAAAGTTTATTAATGAATTAGCTGGCACACCTGCTAACGGTAGTCGTTTAGTATCGTTTGAATTTTCAATAGATGATAGTTATATGTTGTGTTTTACTGATGACACAATGTATGTGTACAAGAATAAAGCATTGGTCCATACAGAAACTAGTACAGGCATTGGAAGTGCTTACCTAGCCAATATGTGTTGGACACAATCAGCAGATACCTTAATTATTGTGCATGAAGACTTGGCTCCAAGAAAGATTGTTCGTGGCGTATCTGACACAGACTGGACCGTTAGCACCATATCATTTGATTCTATTCCAAACTATGCGTATACCCTTAGTGTATTTGATACTAGTGCGGCTGGTCATTTAACACCAAGCGAAGTTACGGGTAAAGTTACACTAACATCACAGCACGCTATATTTACTGCGGCGCATGTAGGTCAGTACATTAATGTTACGCCACAAGGTCGAGCAAGAATTGTAGAGGTTACAACATCTACTACAGTTAATGTTGTTACAGAGTTTCCATTCTTTGATACTTCACAGATTGTTAATGCTGATTGGGAGTTAGAAATAGGTTATGAAGATGTATGGTCTGCTTCTAAAGGTTGGCCTAGGACAGTAACCTTTCACCAAGGACGACTATACTTTGGTGGATCTAAGTCAAGACCCTCAACTATATGGGGATCGAAAGTTGGACTATTCTTTAACTTTGAACCAGTTGAAGCATTAGATGATGATGCAGTTGAGGCAACATTAGATACTAATACTTTTAATGCAATTACCGATATTATATCTGGTCGTGATTTACAAATCTTTACCACAGGCGGTGAGTTTGCTGTGCAACAAGATGGCTTAGTGGCTATCACACCATCTAACTTTTTCTTATCAACAACTTCTGCTAGCGGTTCTAAAGAAGGCATTAGAGTTCAGCAGCTAGAGTCAGGCATTCTATTTGTACAAAGACAAGGTAAAGTGTTGTCAGAGATTGCTTATTCTGATGCTACGCTTTCTTACGAGAGTTCTAAAGTATCATTGTTAAGTGGGCATTTGTTAAAAAATCCAACTAACATGGATATTAGGCGTGCTGTTTCTACAGACGAAAATGATTTGTTGTTACTGACAAATGCAGATGATGGAAGTATTACTGCGTATTCCTTACTTCGATCACAAAATGTTATAGCACCAACAGAGTTTACTACCACAGGTTCTTTCTTAGATGTGGCCGTAGACATTACAGACATATATGTTGCCACTAAACGAACAGACAGTGGTGTAGATAAGTACTATGTAGAAGTATTTGATAACAATTCATTAACGGATTGTGGCGTAGTTGGCACTACATCAGCAACAGCTAATATGGCTCACTTAGGTGGAGCTACAGTTAATTGCCTTTCTGACGGGTATGTTGAGTTAGATCAAACAGTACCTGCTGGAGGCACCATTACTTTTACTAATCCACCTACAGCTAGTTCTGAATGTGGTTTGCCAATAGATGTTGAAATTAAAACTATGCCAACAGAAGTTAGGATGCAGTCAGGAACAAGGATAGGATTTAGAAAGCGTATTGTGGAAGTAAATGCATTGTTGTACAAAACACAGAATATTGTCATTAATGGCAATTTAGTACCAATCAGAACTTTAGGCTCTGGAGCATTAGATTCATCAGTGCCAGAATTTACGGGGACAAAAACTTTGCATGGTATACTTGGGTATAGCAGTAATGGGCAGATAACAGTGACACAAAGCGCACCGTTAAAACTCACACTGCTAGGGTTAGAATATAAAGTAGCAGTACATCAAGGGACATAAGATATGGCATTTTTAGCACCAATGTATGCAGCAATGGGAGTAGGAGCAACGGCAGCAACAACCGCTGGCGTTATGGGAACAGCAGCAACAACTGCCATGATAGGCTCAAGTTTTGTGCCTATGGCTATGACAACAGCTGGTGCGTTAGGAACAACTGGTGGATTAATGGCTGGAATATCAGGTGCATTTAGTGCGATACAGCCTTATGGAAGTTTAATATCAAGCGCATTAAGTGGCATGCAAAGTATTCGCCAAGGCG